CGAAACAATGTTTTACGGCAATCCCGGTACTGATCCTAAAAAGTTTTTAGGTTTAGCACCTAGATATGGTGATTTATCTGCTGATAATGCAGTAAACATTCTTGATGCAGGTGGATCAGGTTCTGATAATGCATCTGTATATTTAGTTTGTTGGGGTGATCAAACAGTATATTGCCCATTTCCTAAAGGCTCTAAAGCAGGTTTAACACACGAAGATCTTGGCGAGCAAACTGTTTACAATAGTGACGGTACAAGGTTACAAGCTTTTGCTACTCGTTACCAATGGAAAAACGGTTTAGTTGTTAAAGATTGGAGATACGTTGTTCGTATTTGCAACATTGATGTTTCTGATTTAGTTGCAGGTACTAATACACAGTCACCTACTGC